AAACGCATAGAATTGTTGCAGGTTAAATTTCATTTTGGCGCTTCCGGCAAATTCATCCAATGGGTAAGTTCACACTCTTCATAATCATATTCAGTCGCTTCATTGGGATCGCACACCCAAAACTTCCCGCTCCATGTTACCGTTGCAATTCCCGGTTGACTTAAAAACCCACAAAGGCCGTAAGCAAGGATGCGCGTCCCGTCCTTTGGCGCTGTTTCTATTGGCTGCCAGTCAGTCATGTCCGCACCATCCCGCAAAACCCGTGGGTTGTGCTGTATAAATCCTTAAAATAAAACGCATCTTTGGTTTCTACCGCTTCTTTTTCAAGTTTCCACCGCCACGCCATGCATTTTGGGCCTTCACACCAAATGCTCATTTGATTTGGTTTGTGGGGGCAGATTTTTTCTTTAGCCTCTTCAGGCGTCACATAGTGTGGGTTGTCAGTCATAGTGTCCATACTTTCTTTGGCTTGATGTTATTCCGCTTCAATGCCCTCGTAAGAGCCATGCGGCTTATGTCCATTTCAATGGCTGTCTGGCTTAAAGACTTTCCTGAAGTCAGGTGATCCACTGCAATTTTGATTCGTTCTGGCGTCCACTTGCCAGCATGCTGACCAATAGTTCTGGTGGTCATATTTGCCCTTGCTTTCTTAATCTATCTAATGTTTCGTTCGCTATATCTTTTGCGTCTGCGTTGTATTGTGCTTCTGCTATTCGTTTCAGTGCTTTGACCATAAGTTCAATTTCACACCATGCAACTAACTTATCATAGCAATGTGGGCATCTCAAGCCATCTTTACACTTTTGCCCATCTCCTACATCTGCACCGCATGTATATTTTAATCTTGTTTCCAACTTCATCTGCCCACCTTTGACATCATCTTTAATATCTTTGCTATGCGTCTAAGCACATCTTTGTTGACAGGCTTCTGCTCAAGAATCCGCAACGCCCGTTCCAATTCAAACATTTTGGGCTTTCTCATGTGTCACCTTCTGATGCACACCCATTCATAATTACTGAGTTTATAACGGGTGTAGGACTTGGGATCATCGTCCCTGCAACGCCCTTGTTCTGTCAAGATAATTACCCGCCAACCGGGCTTTTCCCCAATGTGGACATGATTTGTTATAATGTAACATTCTTCCAAACGGCTCCAGTTGGAACCTGTCCAGTCGGTGGCTAAGTAATCGCAGTCAACGCCGTCCACTGTATAACATCGCCCATGCTGCCCATGATGCGACGACTATAACACAAATCAGTCCTGCAAGAGTTTCCAATCAAATTTTCTCTTTCAATGCGGAACGAACAATACTCTCAACCCTTTCATTGCTTTTTACATAAGGCAAAGCCCATCGCAAAGCGTCTCGTAGCCGATGTTCAGTGAGCGTCATCTTGGTCAGCGTCTCAGCATAGAACTGATGCCGCATCTCTGCCGCCAGAAGATCGTTTTCAAGCCTACGTATCACGTTCTGATACTTGCCTTCTAAATTGTCATCCATGATCAACCCACATTGTATGCGCGGCGTTCTGCAATCCATCCTTCGTCCGCGTTAACAAAGACTGGCTGAATGAATACGCTTTTTACCATTTCATTCTTTGGACCGTAATGCTGATTACGGATATGTCCCCGACGAAGATGTGGCCTGACAGTATATGTTTGACCATCAGATGCCCTCATTGTCTCAGTGATCTTGCCAATCCGTATTGTTGTGGTCAGTGGATAATTCTTGCGATGAATGTTTGCCTTGCTAAATTTGCCACTTGCCAGTTGCTTGTCCAATCTTTGTTCTTGAACAGAGTTTTTGGTGGCCAACAAAACGAGAAGCATCGCGTTTATAATTGACGCCAAACTGCTAATTGTTTTTTCAACTCTTTCTGACATTTCCTCTGTAATAATTTTTTGCATAACCATAAGTGCAAGATCATCTTTCCAAAGATATGTTCCGTCACTCATTATTCTATAAATATAAAGCCTAGACCCCTCATCAACTTCTGGGTAATTATCAAAATTATATTCAATATATAAACCATATTGAGTTTTGATTTCTTCTTTTTTCTTTCCTTCTGTATTGTGAGTAAAAAACAAATGATGAAGTTGATGAGTAAACTTCTCATTTACTTCAATCGCATAACAAGGCATAGGCGGAGTGGCGATGCCTAACGTCCTCATGTCCTCGTATGTTTTAGTGATGTCGTCTATTGTCAGGCTGTTCCATACTTCAGATGATATGCGGAACAATTGCTTGTGGTCTTTGACTTTCATTGGTTTCCCCTAAGAGCATTAAGAGCGGGTTATGGTCCACTGATGGAGTGCTCCATTGTCTTAAGCCACGCCCCCGCCCAGCGTAGCAGCATCTCATGCACATAAGACCATCCCCCATGATGAGATACAGGGGAGGAATTTTAGTCATGCGGGTGGGGCGCTACTCCCACTGGAACCTCAACGATCTATGGTAACCGACATCCGCCATAACATAACCTTACCATTGGCCGTATGAACTCTGGACGTATGGGCGCTCGTAACTGGTTCCTTTTTACCCATAAATTGTTGCGTGTCTGCTTTCCACGCCGCCGCATGATTCCTTTACACAGCCTTAATCCGACTGGCTTTACCTTCGTTGTCCAATAACTGGATGTTATTGATGAAATGGGTGCTAACAATGGCAATCAATGTTGGCATTCCACTACGATCAACTTTTCCATCATATTGGTAAAACTTAATCCATACGTCAATTGTTTCAATATGATCAGCAGAGATTTCGTATTCATCGCCTTCGTCGCAAGTAATCCGATAGCGGTTCATATCACTTCACCCTAAACACGCGCCAACCGACTGTTGTACTGCTGTCGTCTAACAGTACGCGAAACTTTGATGGATGTTTCTTACCATAATGATAACACGCCTGTCTCAATGTGTTGGCGTTCTTAACATCTAATGATGGCACAAAGAAACTATCACCGACTTCCATCTTTGCCAATGGATAGCGTGGTACACCGTGTTGATGACCTGCTGGAATGGGGATTTTCTTTTCAATCTTATAATCCGACATATCAAACTCCTTTTTGATATGATTAACATATGCTCAAGTTATGACGGATACAATGGGGTATCTGAATAGTTCCCAGTAAATTTTTGGCTCTCTGCCAATTCATATGATCTTTCAACGCCGCGTGTAATCCAACCTGCCTTACGCATAAAGGATATGGCTTGGCTTACGGTGTCAACCAAGTCGTCATGCACACCCTTCGGGAATGATTCTACTTCAGTAATCACCATGTCTGCCCATATCCTGAACGTGTCAGGGTCACCGATCTTGGTTGGCGCATGTACCAGTCCTTCGGCAAACAAATGCACGACCGAATGCAATCGGGCCACCTTGTCCAGATCACCGGGATCAACAAGCCTGACTTGGAACTCTTCCATGCCGCACAGACGCCTGATTTCCTGAGCCACTGAATGCCCCGGTCCTTTGTTCTCAATCAGAAGAATGTCCAGTTTACTTTCCCGTGCCGTGGCCACGATCTTCTCAACCAGTTCGTGGAACTCCAGCCTTGCTTTCCAAGCATTGGTCAGCATGATCTTCGGCACATCCCCGTCACGCTCAGACTTCACGATACGGCTCAACACATTGCCAGAGCCATCCCGTGTCGCAATAGCCGTGGTTTCACCGCCATCTTTCCAAATGCCCCAGCAGGTCATGGCGCTAAAATCGTTCTCCTTTTTGGCAGTAAAGGCCAAGTCCACTGATCCAACCGTGGCCGTCATTTCAGGGAATGCTATCCCGTCATATGGCATCCACCATGTGCGCTTGACGATACCGCCACCCGCAGGTTGCGGCCTCTGCTGCAACTGACCAGCCGCACCATACGGGCCAAGCGTCTTCTCAAGGAGCAGAACTTCATCCTCACCGAAACGCTCTGGCCACAGCAATTGGCCTTCTTCATCCCGTGGATCAGTCCAAACGACATCATTCTCGCCGTCATTGTGTTCAGCCGGAACCAGAACGGTATAAATGCGACGCTCAGGCTCAAACCGCATGGGCAGCATCAAGTGTGTCCAGTTACCGACATCTTGCGTCAAGATATGGCCAGTAATGTCGCGCTCAGACAATCTCTGTTGGATGACAATGCGGCAACCCTCTTTGGGATTGTTCAGACGGGTAGACCAAGCCATGTCCCACCACTCAACAGTGGACTCAAGCACGGCATCCGAATTGGCTTCACGGCTATTGTTGGGATCGTCGGCCACCAGATATGTTCCGCCCATACCAGTCGTGGAACCACCGACCGATGTGGTCTGACGCCTACCGCCAGACATCAAATCAAACTGGCTCTTGGTATTCTGGTCAGGCTGTAACTGAACCTTGTCGCCCCAGCGTGACTGATACCAATCGCTCTCAAGCAATCGGCGGCACTTCAGGCTGTCCTGCAATGACAGGGTTTGTGAGTATGAGGCAAACAGGAACTGTACGCCATTCCCTGATGTTGGGCTTATCTCATTCTGTGCGAATACCCACCCCGGAAAGAGTGTGCCAACCAAGGTGGACTTGGAGAAGCGTGGCGGAATATTGATGATCAGGTTGCGGATATGGCCATCGGCACAAGCCTGAAGATGCTCACACACCGCTTGCATGGCAAATCCACCGCCAATAAACGGGGCCGAATCAATAACGTGCCACGCATCCTTGGCAAAATCATAGAGACTGCGGTGCTGACGGTCCTTGCTCAGTTCAAGTAGCCACGCCTTTGCTTCCTCCTCAGTGAGGTCGTAGGGCAACTTGGACTTCTTGGCTGGCCTATCAAGCATCTTCGTCATCTATTTCTTCGTAATCGGCATCCTGTATGTCTTCCGTTGGTGATGGTAACGCAAGAGCAGCCGTTAACATAGCCTCCAACTGTTCCCGCTCTTCATAGTCCAATGCCTCAATATTGAGCGTCTTGGTCTGGATTGGGCCACCATTCGGGCCAGACAGTTCCACGTTCTTCGTGTCGGTCCACAATCCCTTGCCGCGTCTGGTCAGGAAGAACTTGGCTGCATCCATGCGGTCTTTCAGTTCACCATTCCTCATGGTTTCAAAGACAACTGTGGTTGCGTCAGCCACTCCTGTAACCCAACCAACTTTCAGTTCATGGTTGTAATGCTTGGCAAGCGTATTGGGAGCAATCCGCATTTTTATTGCGATTTCATCCTGTGAAAGCCCAGCAGCCACTAGCATTTCCACCATACTGCGTGTTGTTTCGGTAGGTTTATGTGGTGGTCTTCCTGCTGACTTCTTCTTGGCCATGTCTGCCTCAAAAAACAATTATGTAATGTTATAACATAACACTTTGGCAATTTTCATTGAATGCAAGTTATCTTCCCAACGATATTTGCGGTATTTGGATACCACAATCGCGGTATTTAGATACCTTTCGCGCTTATCTGATTTATATCAGCGTCTAGGTTAACATCCCCCTCTATTTTGCCCTCTTTTTTCAAAGCCAGCAGGTTCTTGGCATATTCGTTGATGTCCATGCCTAACTCTGCACATAAGTCTACCTGCTCCTGTGTTAGCCCTATCTTTACTGGCATACGGACATTGGCCATCACCATGCCCTCTGCTAGTTCCTTAGATAGTACATAGCCTCCTGTTTCTGCCACGGCTTCTGCCGCCACAGGTTCTGCTGATAACTTGGATAATGCTGGGGCTACAGGAGCCAAACCAAGCATGGCTAAGAATGATCTACGTTTAAGCATTTGTTCCCTCATTTGTCATAAATAATGGTTGGAGCCTTACCCCATGACCAATCCCATATGTACCAAGCGTAGTTATGTCTTGGGCTTCCCTCTGTTCCGGCTATCCACCTTGGGCGCTTGGTTAGTACGATCTTACAAGCGAAAGGCGGCTGGCCAAAGATTTTCTTGCGGCTGCTGGCACAATCAAACTCATTCCTGAGCAACATACACACCCGGCCACCAAAGTTACGGGTCAGCAACAGGGCATGCTCAATGAACTGGTCGGCTAGGTCTTCGGCAAATGGCGGATTGGTCACTATGTCCCGACCGTCATTCTCCCAAGTCAGGAGAAAGTCCTGCTTCTTGTAGACATCAATCCCAGTCCAGTCGTGGATGTCGCTCCCATATACGTCCACCCCATGATTGGACATGACATTGAGGATTGCTCCCTTGCCTACCGCTGGCTCCCAGACACGCTCAAATGATTCGTGCCGCAACAGGACTTCCGTTACCCAAGGCTCAGTTTCGTAATGATCCCAAGCCCGGCGCTCGTAGTCCGTGGCCATCATCAGGGCGTCAGTCATGCCGTTTAATCTCGTCAATTGCCGACAATACCGACAGCAACAACTTACAGGCGTAGAATAACGCACTGAACCAAAGCATCAGGGACAATGGCAGTTCAATTCCCCAGAAGTTATGCAAGGCCACGAAGAAACTCATTTTGCTTTCCTTGTTCTGTTAATTCTTCCCGTAAAATCTCAATTTCAGCCACTAAGTCAGCATTGAGGCTAAGAAGGTCATTAATTTCGCGTTTAAGTTTAATGATATGATCTATCGTTACTGGGTCGGCGTGTCGTTCATTTGGTGCGTATGGGCCAAGCCATCTTGTCTCTGACATTAATTTCTTGCTCCGATAGCCTGTCACTGGATTGCTTTGCGTACCCTAGCCAATACCGTAATGGCCTTACTGGACGTTCCTTGGACATACTCAACCAATTGATCATAGTTGGCGGCAAACTGATTTAGGTCTAGTGCCATTTGAGCAGGGTCAATGCTTGTAGGCTTACCCGCAGCCATTGCCTCCAGTTCGTCTATCCATTCCTGAAGCGTCTTACTCTTGGTTTCCATGTTGCTGTCCATATCTGGCGTTGTGTGCTTCTAGTTTTTCAGATGTTATCCGCATGATCCGATCTATTGCTCTCTGCGCGGCTCGTAGGGTCGTCCATTGCTCTGTTATTGGCAAATCATTAAACTCTGGCGGCACAGCAACAAATACATTGTCCTTCTCACGGACTATTGCAGCAACTACTGTACGCGCCGGAGGCTTTGCCATGTTAACTCGCTGATTCGGGCTTCCCATTCATAATGAGTTGTTTGGCCGCACCAGACAATATACTTGTTGGTGTCTTCCCACCCTTTTTACCTAGCAAACGATCTGCTTCCACCTTTAAGTAGGCTTGGACAATCTCACGGTAAATCTGCACATCCTGTTTGCCTGACTGACGCTCCCAATCAATCCAACCCGCTAAATTATCGTCAAGGCATTTGAACTGCTCTAACTTCTCTGCCACTTCCATTTTTATATTCTCACTTTGATGGATGATATTCTTCAAGATTTCTAATTTTAACTATGCCGTGATCCCACGCAATTTGAACGGCTTGCTTGCGTGTCTTGTAAGGGATGTGTTCAACGTCATCGTTTTCATCCCAAATTGCCAATGCTCTAAACCGAACACCGTTTTTAATACGAAATACACAAAATGCTTTTTTCATTTTACTCTCCTGTGATGGGTTGGGGGCCGAAGCCCCCTTTTATCAATTTCCGCAATTTGCTTTTTCGTGGCCTTCACAAATTATTTTGGCAAACTTGGTCAGTTTACCATTCTGTGAGCCGGGGCATGAGCAGCAAGCAAAAAGAAATCCACCAGAAAAAACAACACCACGGTGCGCTTTTCCGTTATTGCTGCGGAAAGTAACTTTTTTGTCTTCGTTGCTCATGTTCATCTCCATTGGTTGCCCGTAGGCCGTTGTTGATGATTTGTTTTTAATATGCTGTTTCTGCTGTGTCAACTGACTTTACATCATTCTTACAAAATCTTTGTTGTTGGCTCATATCATACTTCATGCGCCCTGTGTCCATTATAATAACACTGAGTGGCTTTTCTGTTCCTGTGACTACGGCGTGGCTCATAATAAGCCAAGTATGGACACGAGGGCTTTTGGCCCTCGCTTGTTGTTTACGGCGTCTGAGCCAATCAATGATCACTCACCCTCCTTCAGTGTGGCACGAGTTGCGCTAATATTTTCTTTCATAAGAACCATTTTAATAGACCAAGATAATTTTTCGTTTACGACCACCTCGCAAATTTCAACAGACTTTTTCAACGCTTCCCTCAGCCGTTCGTTCTCTTTTTCTAACCGCTCTTCATTGGAAACAAATTTGCCCGTTGATGCGGGAGCAAAATGCCCACCGCCGCCACCACGATGTGGGTTATGCTCTTTGGCGTAAGGAGAATTACCGCTGCCAACAGAACTCACTGTTATAGCAATCGGGGGTTTTGTATTTACTGTTATTGCCATCATTGCCTCCTCATTGAACATTGATCTTAAATGTAAGGGATGGCTTTGGTGTAGAAACCTTACAATGAGCCAACCACCATGATTCGCCCATCTCTTCCTTAACCTTGTCAGTATCAATGCTCCAGCGGACTGAAGCCTCAGAGAATACTGCCTTAAAGATATTGCCACGGACTTCCTTGTCAGTAGCACGGCTACGGATAACCTTCTCAGCAGCGGCAAACTGTGCTTCCAGTTCTTTAATTTGAGCCTTGAGATAAGCGGCGGCATCAATCACTTGAGCGGTTTCCATTGCGTTGAAGTCGGTTGCGTTGCTCATGGTAGTCTCCGTTGGTTTGGCCGTAGCCCGTTGTTGATATAATCTGTTTAATCTGTTGCTTATGCTGTGTCAATAGCGGTGTAAGCCAAAAATGTTTTCTAAATTATAAAGCATCTTCATTTCTTCATTTGGTACTATTTGCCCATCATCATAGTCAGCATCCATACGGTCCTTAAAATAATCTACCAACTCAAGAAGGTAATATTCCAAGTCCTTCTTCTGGTCATCAGTCAAACGGGTTAGTTTATAAATATCTTCGTCCTTCATTGTAATTACTCCTTAGTTAATGGCGTCTTGGATTGCTGACCAGACGTGGTTCTCAAACTGTTTGGTGTCGTTCTTTATCATCTCAATCAATTCGGCTTCTTCTTCGCCAGAGAGGACAACATCAATGCCTTCCTCATCCGTAATGTAATTGATCAAAATCCACTCAAATTCCCAATCCGTCTCGTCGTAATCCACATAACCGTAGATCACATGGGCTTGGGCATCAATGAGGAGATTTTTACCGTGAAAGTTGATCTTGGCGTAATCAATGTCCAAATCAAAGTCGGCTTCAATGTTGAGAGGATGCATTGTAATCTCCGTTGGTTTGGGCAGCGCCCCGTTGATGTCAATGTTGTATAACAGTGTTTATATGGTGTCAACACCCCATATCATCAGAACATAAATCAAACACAGACTTCATATCGCTCACATGATGTATCCTATTGTCGGATAACATTAATACCCGCCACATTTCCCACGTTGGCGACCACTGACACCAAGCAATTTTCTGCTCATTCCAGTAAACCGTGAACATACATTCGTTGTCGTATTGAACCCGTAATTCCAGAATCATTGTCTTCCCTTCCAATAATCTAACCAATCGGTTCCTGCCTTTGGCGGCAGTCTGACTTCCACTTTGATGCCACGGGTCATTACCATACGCCGTGCCAACTCATAAGCAGCCGCCTGACCCACATAATGCTCATCATTGTCTGAAAAAATGGTTAACTTCTTCACAGATTGTGGAGGATCAAACGATTTCATAAGTGGGGCGTTAATAGCCGCCCAAGTCGGTATGCCAGTGTCCAGATAAGCCGCCAGCGCCGTTTCAATGCCTTCTGCAATAGCAAGATGCTGAGACACACCGAATAACCTGATAGCCGATCCCGGTGGAATAGAACCCGCCATAATCATCTTATTAGGCGTCACATCAGCCTTCTGGCCATCCTCAGTCAGAAACGTCCTGTGAACCGAAACAAGTTCACCTGCTGCGTCACTGATCTTTGCCGCCATAACGGTGTAGGACTGGCCTTTATTGGCCGGATGCGTTGAATGTCCCGCCCTTAATGAAACAGACGGATTTGGCGCATTTAGACGGTTAAAAAGGTACTTATCCACAGGGCTTACACCAGAAATAACAATCGTATTGCGCCAAAACCGTGTTGAGTTTTTCCGGCAATCCTCATCATCCCGTGGCGTGGTAATCCTAACAGACTTTGCATTAGGCAATAATGGCTCAATAGCCTCCTTGGCCTGTGCAAGTGTGAACTTCTTAACCTTGGCAACAAGTGAGAACCCATCACCAGCACCGCAGCCGGAACATATCCAACCGCCTTTGCCATCCTTATCGTCAAACCGAAACCGATCCTTACCAGCGCAGATGGGGCAAGGTCCATGCTTGCCAGTGAGGTAACGCGAATCAATACCCAGATTTGGAAGCAGACTATGCCACTTCCCTTGTGCTTGTTGTTGAGCCGTTGCGAAGTTCATTTTTCTCTCTTTGTTTTGCTCTTGCGATGTTCAAATGCCGAATCCAAGACAGCGTAGCAGGGCTAGGCATCTGTGGTGAAGGCTTTGTTGCTGGTCCAACACCAAATCTTTGGCGGTAGGCATGATAAGCCCAACCTGATTTGTAGCCTTTGATTTCAGCGTGACCCAAAAGTTCCGCGTAAAACGCATTCTTTTTGAATAATGGCCAATCTTCCGTGATTTGCTTCTTGGTTGGCGTCAGTTCCCTGAGTTCACCTTCTTCCGTTTCAACCATAGATGTAGGTTCTGCCTTAAACCCACACGCAGGGCATTCCCGTGATCCCGGTGGCTTTAGGAATGTACATTTCGGGCATGGTTTTGGCAGTCTGATTTTCTTCTCAGCAATACCTTTTTTCTTGTCACCCGAATCAAGTTGCTCGTGGTGAATGTCCGTCACGAAACCCAATCGTAGGGTTGTGTCGCTATGATCTAAGATCAGGCAATATTCCTTACCGGGAGCAGTCCTCAAACCACGGCCAATGATCTGCGTGAACAGTATTTCTGATTTGGTGGGACGAGCCAAAATGATGCACCGCACATCCCAATCAATCCCAGTGGTTAAGACGCCTACGTTACAGACTACCTTTAAATCGCCGTCCGCGAATTGTTTGGCGATTTGTTCGCGCTCCTCAACCTCAGTGAAGGCATCCATGTAACCGCAGTTTACACCCGCTTCCTGAAACTGCTGCTGCAATTTCTTGGCGTGGGCGCGATCCACTGCAAAGCATAGCGTTGGACGATCCTCACCCTTCTCAAGCCAAGTGCTTACGATGTCAGCCACCAGCGTACCCTGCTGCATGGCCTTAGATAAACCCTTAGTCTCGTAGTCACCTTTGACAACCTTAACGCCTGTTAGGTCTGGATGGGCTGGAGCAAATGTCCTAAACTTGGACAAGTAACCCGCATCAATGAGTTTCTGGGTTGTCGTCCCGATAATCAGGTCATCATACAACTTACCCATGCCCTTGGCCCACGGCGTGGCTGATAGGCCAATAACTGGCACTTTCTGCTCTTCCAGTTGCTTGAACCACTTTTCAAGGAACTTGAACTGGACATGGCACTCGTCAATGATCACCAACGATGTGCTTGGTATGTTGCGCCGCATCAAAGTTTGAATGGATGCCACCTGAACTGAAGCCGTGTGGTCAGTCCGATCATGGTAGGCTTGCATGACGCCAATATCAAAGATGCCGTCATTCTCAAATGATTCTACCGTCTGGTTAACGAGCGAGATAGCGGGGACGCAAAACATTACCCCGTTACCTTTCTCACGAGCCATGTTGATAATGGCCCCTGCCGTGGCAGTCTTCCCTGCGCCTGTAGGCATCTGCAATACTGGCCTACGCTTGCCAGATCGTAAGGATGTCTTCAGGGCAGCAATCGCGTTTTTCTGGTAATCGCGTAACTCATGCGCTGACATGATGTTTCTGTTCCCACATTTGGATGTCGTGATTGATTGTCGTGTGGTCTTTCTTGAGCCAACGACCGATTTGGGATTGGGAATAGTTAAGTTCTTTGTGAGCCTTGTAGACTACTTCGCGCCTGATCCAGACAACTGGAGCCTTGCGGGTTGATGCAACCAAAATGTGAGGGTCAATGTTATGTTTTTTGGCTACTTCAACAAGGAATTGATAGAAATTATTCCTTGGGTAACCCTTTAATTCCCACACAGTTATTTCAATCACTGGCTCCTGAGGACGGACAACCTCAACTGGGATTTCTTCCTGTTTCTGCATTGGGATGAGGCCGGATGATTTGCCCAAACCGCCAAGGCGTTTCCGCACTGCAACATAGTGAGCCTTTAATTCTTCGTATGTCATTGGTTCGTTTGTCATTGTTTTTCCATTGGTATTAGCGTTACGACCATTGGCGCTGACCCATCTTTTGCCCACTCCGCAGCGAGCGCCACACACTGCGAATCATCTTCCACAACATGAAGTCCAACCAATAAATCACTGGTAGCCTTCAAAATATTATCCAAATCCCTGCGCCTGTTAGACCTGATAGCGCGAATATGAATTGCGTATTCCCCGTCAATGGTTTGGCGTGTCTGTTGCTTGACCATCCAACCCGCTTCCTCAAGCCAATCCTTGTAAACTTTGGACTTGTACAACTTCTTAGGGCCGACCTTCCAAAGTGCGTTAACGGATGGGGCGAGGGGCAATTCAAGTGTGATCATTGGACACCAAAAAAATCATCAGGAACAAGGCGACCGCCTGATGCTGCAATGATTTTTTGCGCTGCACCAATGAGGGGAGTTTGCTTGTATCGCTCTATGCGAGACAGGGATGCGACCGAAATTCCGGTGACAAACGAAATATCATCAAGGTTAATTCCGTAGGCCATCCGCCAGACTTTCATGGGGTGTCCCTCGCCTGTTCCCCGCCAATTGGGGTCACCGACAAACGGTTTGCCGTTGGGTTGGGTTGCAACCTGATTTTGGTGTTCTCCCATGTCCAGCACTCTCCCGAATCATCCTGAAATACGATCCACATCAGGTGGTGTTCAAATCCGTAATCCATCAAGAAATGCGCCATTGCCTTACCTTTTGGGGTCAAAACAGGTAGCGGGGGATCAAGTTGTTTTAGCATTTGACACTCACTTGCATTGAATGCAACTTACGCTCAATGCAAATTAACGTCAAGGAGCCTAAATGAAAACTGTTCAACAAATTAAAGTTACTATGCCAGCCATAGAAGCAGAAATAACTAACCTTCTGGCTAGCATCTATGATTCTAACCCTGAATTACGAGATGATGATGATTTCAAGAAAGACATTCTAGAAGGGTCTACTGATTTCCTAGATATAATAAATAAACTATTATTAGAACTTAGTATTACTAATGGTTTTCTAGATGGTATTAAGGATTCTATATCGCGGTTAGAAGGTCGGGAAGGCCGTTTATGGCTGCGAAAAGAGGCAATTCGCACCATACTTCAGCGGTTGCTGACTGTGGCTGAAATGCGGAAAGTGGAAGTTCCCAATGGGTCGGTTTCAATAAAAAATAAATCTCCATCCGTGGAAATCGTGGATGAGGGGTTGATCCCTGAAAAATTTATGCGTATCACGAAAGCACCAAGCAAGACGTTGATTGGCGATGCACTAAAGGCTGGCGAAGACGTTCCCGGCGCAAGAATGTCTAACGGCGGTGAAACAATAGCGATTAGGTAAAACGATGAAAAACATAATTAAAGCATTGAACGAAGTGATGAAATCCGTTGCTTACGTTCAAAAATCTTCCGAAAATAAGTTCCACGGTTACAAGTACGCAAGCGAATCTTCCCTCTTGGAAAGCCTTCGTCCTGCAATGATTGAGCATGGACTGATTTTAATCCCAAGCATTGGGAATGTTAGCCCAATTGATGCTCACGGTAACACGTTGATCACAGTGGAATACACGCTTGCACATACTTCTGGTGAAGTTTGGCCGGATAAGATTGTGGCAGCGGGTTGCGGTAATGACCGTAACAAGCAAGGCGGTGTAGGCGATAAGGGTTTGTACAAGGCAATCACTGGAGCCAACAAATATCTGTTGTTCAAACTATTCCAGATTGAGACTGGTGATGATCCTGAAAAGGATGAGACACCTGCACCTGCGGCTGCTCCAGTGACTCAACAGGCAAGGCCAGAGGCTAAACCTGCTGCTAAACCTGCCGCCAAAGAAAATGGCCTGAAGCCTATAGAATACCCTGAGAAATTCGCGCCAACGGCTGAAGACTTAGATAAATACATCGCAGTCTTCATTGGAGCATTGCCAATGGCGAGAACTGAGAAGGAAGTCCGTGACTTCTGGAAGAGCGAAGCGAAGAACCGCTCATTAATGGCTCTTCAACCTAACGATGACGATTATAAAAAATTGGCTGATGCTTGCTCAAAACGCATCGCAGAACTGAAAGGCAACGAAAATGGCTAATAACTTTGAAGTTAAAGAACTCTCTGGTTCAGCATTCTACAACGACTACAAAAAGGCAGACAATCAACCATCCTATCGTGGTGATTTAAGAATTGACGGCGTTCTCTACAAACAATCAATCTGGGTAAAGGTATCAAAAAATGGAAAGAAATGGCTCTCGTTTTCCTATCAAAAGGCCGACGAAGACACTGGACCTAAGGGAACCAAATCACAGCCAGCGCCCGTTGATGAACTTGATGACGAAATCCCATTCTGATTATGAAGAAGAATCATTCCGATTTGATTGGGTCGCCACCTCGTGGCGTCCCGACCCCATCACCCTCAAGGCTCGTGAGATCATCATTGGCCGTGGCTTTAGTACCCGCAAGGATACGATCAACATCTGCTTTGACGCACTCCCGATTGCTGACTCTGACAACTTTTGTCGTGTAATCCTTCGGCCAGCCGATCATAGTGTTATAGACGGGGAATGGACCGAAAACTGGACTGTTCTCTCCTATAAGAATGATAGGATGGGTGCGACAAAGAAAAATATCATCGGCGGTGGATGGACTGAGGACAATGAAATCCTTGTCTGTCTGGATGCTCTGCCAACTCCTAACCAAAATGTTGAGTGCTGGATTGCCCTCAAGCCCAAAATTGAAAGAACCACAAATGTCAGGAAATCGGCTGATTAACGATGAATGGATTGAAGACGCTCTTCAATACCTATCTACCGCTACAGACCAAACAGCAGCCGCCCGTGCCAATCGTGTACGGGCGGAGTTCAACCGGAAGCAAACACGCGCCAGACTTGTGCTTCGTTCACCCGAATCATCGGTTGCAATGCGTGATGCTTGGGCTGAATGTCACAGCGAATATCTTATAGCCTGTGAGGAAGAAGTTGCTGCAATTGAGGCCGACGAATGGCATCGGGCGCAGCGCAACAAGTGTGATGCAATCATTGAGGCATGGAGAACAGAGCAAGCCTCCCACCGTGCGGGAAGCAAGTTTCAATGACCCACATTGTACTTGATCCGTCAGAAATGATGTTGGCCGCAACCGCAGGGGTTATGAGGCAGGTTGAAAACATTAAGAGGGGCGTAAAACCCGCTTACGGCGCTGGCAATGAAAGAGATTGGCAATACGGAATTGAAGGCGCAATGGGTGAATTTGCTTTGGCCAAATATCTTGGAATTTTTTGGTACGGCAAAGGAAAAATGCGTGGCGACGATGTTGGCACGTTACAAGTGAGAACATCATCTCGTGACAATGGAGACTTGATCCTTCACCCACGAGACGATGACGAAAAAGTTTTTTGGCTGCTCACGGGCCTTAATGGAACGTATGATGTGCGTGGTTTCATCAAAGCCAAAGACGGGAAAAAACAAGAATTTTGGCGTGATCCGACAGGCAAAAATCGCCCTGCATTCTTTGTCCCTCAATCGGAACTATTAACACCATGACTGAAGACGTAGGAACAACCAAACGCGGCAATCTATCAACACGAAGGAAACTAGCAATATGGGAGAGGGAACGTGGTCTTTGCGCGATATGCTCCGCAAGGCTGATACCGGGGAAGTTCATCTACGAACACATGAGGCCATTAGAATTGGGGGGGACGGATACGGACGAGAACATTCGCCTGACCTGCATCCCCTGCGCGACGCAGAAAACGAAGGAGGACCACAGCACAGCAGCCAAAGCGAAACGCCAGAAAGCATCAGTTCTGGGAATCAAGAAATCAAAGACACCAATGCCATTTGGAAAGGAATCAAAATGGAAACGAAAAATGGACGGAACAATAGTGCCTCGCAAGACTGGAGGCAGTTTATAACAACTACCCAAGCCAATGCAGAATCTAATGCGGCTAAGAATGGTGATGCTATTCCCATGATGGAAAAGGCGGCTTTGGTTGCCTCCGCCATGCTTGAAAAGAACATCACAAGTCACGACATTTCAATGATTGCACTGGCTATGTCAGTAGCCAAGGTCAGTGAAGATCGTAACAACCTGAATAACTACCGTGAGATGATTACCAGTGCAGCCTATGCTGGTTCTTTGGTTACTCCGCCACCGGGAGGATTTAGTGAGGTCCGCGTCATGGCAGACCTTGCTAACCAGATAGCGAGCGTTGCTTCGGCAACCTAAGTGAGATGGCTGGAGTGGGGAGGGAGTTTAAAGCGCAGCCCTCTCCAGCCTTTCCACTGCGCCAGAAACCTATCTCTTGGCGGCATCCAATGCCTGAACGACAGCGTCATCCGGCAAAGACAACATCTGCTCAGTCTTATTGGCAAGCATAACCTTACGCCGTTTTAGATCAGCCAACAGTGACGCGGCTGATAATACACCAGCACGACCACCTGATTTATGCCCAATACGACCGCCCGAAGCGTGCGATGGGTAACCACTTGGCGATTCACGTTCGCCCTCTTGGGATTGGCCAGTAATTGCATTGTGAAGATAATTAGCGGCCTTCACTGTTTCACTACCTGCAACAATCGCATTTATAAGTTGCCCAGAGTCTGGCAATCCATAACGCCCACCAATTTGACGAGACAGTGCGCGAGAATAATTTACAAACGTATCAGCCGCAGCCTGAGAAGGTTTAGATGCAAGCAACTCATAAGCCTTAGCCCAATTTGAAATAGATTGAGCGGAAGCAGGTTCAGCCATAATATTTGAAAAAATGCGGCCCGCTCCAAGAGTTGCACCAGTTTTTACTGGATGCAGAAATCCAGCAACAATCTCGCCAAGAGTTGCAATTTTGCTTTCAGCGCCGCCTTCTTTTGGCGTTAAAGCATTTAACCGATTAATTCTTGACCCAACAACGGAAAGATCATCCATCGCTTGGCGCATAGGTTCGCCCGTTAAACCAAACAAAATGTCCTTACCCTGATCGGATAACTGGCCATAATTAGAAAATAAAGCATTTGCATCAAATACATTATTTTTCTTGCCTAACTGATCAATTGAGCCACGGGAAACTGTCTCCCAAACATCAGGGGGCAAAATACGTTTGGCTAAGGCTAATTTAGGAATATCAGACCCCGCTTTGCTTCCAGCCATTTTTAAAAGATTATCAAAAACCGCATCACCAGATTTTGTTGCAGTTGTTAATCCAACAACTTTAAGCAGGGCTTGACGATCAGCCTCAGTTGCTGTGTTCAAACGATTGGCTTCATTAAATGCTTTTAATGCATCATCGCCACCGTTTAATTTCACAACATTTTTAAGATCGTCGCTTAATGCACCATATAATCTACGTAATTCAGGCTCTGCGCCCTGCAAATTTACCGTAGGATTTTGCAACTCTTCACCTAATTTAGTGCGAAGAATTTTCATACCTTGATACGTTAACCCATTGGGATCGGTTGCTGCATCTTGAATCATTTTAATTGCAGGAGTGTCAACGGGAAGTCTTGCTGAACGTAATTCAGCCTGAATTGTATCCATCATCTTCCGTGTTGATGACATCGTTTGGGGTATATCTGACGTTAAATGCTGATCAACTGCATCATATGCAGCCTCTACATCTTTCTTATAACCCTTTGAAAGCCATTGTTCTAAACCTTGTTTGGCCTCAATGCCAGCAGAGCCTCTTGTTTCGCCAGCAGCCAATTCCCCCGCTTTAGTTTCAATCTGGCCAAGCGTTCCTTCGGCGGCTTCCTTCAATGGCTTGCCAGCAAATGGAATTGACCGAACCAAACTGGACATGGCCAACAGTGGCTCACTTTCGGATGCAACAACACGAGGAACTTCAATGCCTTGTCGCGCCGCCGCATTTGCCACATCAATGGCAGATGGAACGGCAGATGTTGCTGTTGCCGGAGGCTTCATAAATTTGCCACCAACACCAGAAAATAAACCACCAAAAGTAGAACCACCTAAAACTCCAAGGGCAGCATTATAGGCTTTATCGCTCCACGTATCACCTTCACTGGAACCATAAATACCGCCAATAACGCCACCGGGAACTGCGCCACGAACCACATTGCTAGTAAATGTTTCACCTGCCTTTGGGCCACCAACACGGCCAACAGGATTAATGACCGATCCAGTCAATTCTCCAGCCATGCTTAAATTAGGGTGTTGTTGGCGAGCCGCTTCACGCGCAGCCTTTTCCTGCTCTAAAACTTGGTTGTATCGTTCAGTGGCAGACGTACCAAACACACTTGGAGACAATGCCTCCAAACCAAGACGACCAGCGCCAACCATTGTTTCAACTGGACCTGCCATTTCATATGCTGGAGGAACTTTATCTCCAGTAGGCAACATACCGGATGCACTGGCAGCAGCAGTTACCTGAGGCCCGTAACCAAACATATATCCGCTTTGAACACCACGAAGAGCCGCTTCTGTGCCGCCAATGGGTTCCTTAAAGGACAATTCTTCGGCAGATTTTTGGCTTGCTTTTGAACCCGCCTTCAACTGTGAAGGGTTAAAAGAAAGTTCTTCTTCAGCCATATTAACCTCCCGCCAATGGATCAGTCTTAGACCATTTTCCTAAAATTTTACCTGACGGGTCTTTGGTCAAATCAGGCTTCTTTGCATCCCAGAAATATACACCCGGAGATTTATCATCTGGAACATAATATGCTTGACCATTTTGTAAATCTTCTTGCTTGTTTGGCAACTGTTGACCCTTATAACCAATTTTTCTCGTTTCTTCTGCCTTAAATCGGTTAAGATTATTCTCTGGTTTTTCAGCCCAACTGATAGCAAATTTATTGACTTGATTGGGATCATAGGCATTTGGATTAGCCTCACGCCAAGCCATATAGTCCTTAGCGTATTTATTTTCCCAATTAATCAAAGCACGGGCATCGCCAAGAATTTTAGCGTTAGATGCTGGCAACATACCCGGATTAGCATTAGCCTTAGACAAACCTTGAATTTCCGAAAGCAAAATTTTTCCGCCCGGAAGGCTATCAAACACTTGCTGAATTGCGCCTTTGGTAAATTGCTCAAAACTTGTAGCATTTCTCATGTTTTCAGCAGGTACACTAATTCCCAAAGCATAAAAATCTTTGGCCAATTGAGTTTTTTGATCCTCAAACGAGCCAGTTTCATACTTTGTAAGAATATTTAGCAACCCATCAATGCGTGACGTTGCGATCTGACGCTTCATAAAGTCATCACGCATTTTATTTTCGTCGGTCATAATGGCTTCACGTTGCTTCAGAACATACTCTGGCAACTTTTTGACCACATCAGGCGTTGCAACCGCATCTGCCTGACCCGGAGGGGAACCAGCGCCGGGGCTAACTTCTTTTTCCTGAGGCAAAAGATCAGATTTGCGCTTCAGAACAGTCGTTCCATCAGGTTTCTGAACTTCAACCATTTCATATTTAGAAGCAATTTTTTGCTCTGCTTCTTTCTTCATGGCTTCTCTTTGAGCCATTGTTTCAGCATAATTAGGAAGCGGAACAAATTGCCCATGCACCATCAAACCACCACTATGGGTGATCTCATTGGTAATTTCTTTAGCACGATTTTGTTTTTCTAAAGCAACATCACCATAGCCAGATTTTGCTGCTTCTTCAGCATCACGTAATAAAATATCTGGGTCTAATGCTTCAGGTAACTCAAAACCATTTTGGGCTGCTTCTACTTTAGCGGCAGCATTAGCGCCACCTTTGGCAGGAACATCTGCTGAAGAAACGTCTTGTTGACCGGGAACTTTAACACCTTTTGGAACAGCAGGAGAACCTGTTGGTGGAACCAAAGTAGTCCCGTCACCTTCCAAAGAAGATTGCTGGCCAACAGTAGGCTTTGCTGTTGGCAAAGAAGGCATTTTGACGCCGGGAATAATTGGAGGACCAGCCTGTAAATCACGAAGAAGACCATCAATTGATTGTTGAATATTTTCTGGTACACGGCCACCGGGGGTAGCCAAATATCCTTTGGCGCGTTGTTGTAAGGCAGCCAAAGCAGCCATTTTCTGAGTATAAGCATCCATACCAAGTTGGGCAGACCGGAGGGGCAATCCAGCCTCTGAAACTGCAATTTCACGGCCACGCAATGCCTGTTCAGCAAGAGCCTTTTGAGTTTCATAGTTAATTTGTTTTTGTTTGGCATAGGTATTCATGCCAGTAAGGCCACCTTGACCAATTGCTTGAGCGAGAAATGGTGATGGGCTTGCCATAATACCAAGTCCAGCGGCCATAATAGCCTGACGAGCATCATCTGAAAGCGGTTCGCCTTTATTAAATAAATTTCCAATCAATCCGGGCTGATCTTTAGAACTAACTAATCCACTAATACCCTTAGAGATAGATGAACCTAAATTACCCAAAAAACCTTGATCTGATGGAACTTCATTTTCTTTAGGAGGCGTATCGCCACTCGCATGATGACTGCGGGAGACAAGTCCACCTTGAGCATATTCTGGCATAGGACCAATAGGTGAAGAATAAAGATTTGCAACATCACCTACTTTTATACCACGGTCAGGAATAGATGCTGGTCCATATTTACCATATAAAGCCTTTCCAAAACCTTCTATGCCAGACGTATCATATGGCTTATCTTCATATGGCTTAGGAGCGTCAGGAATGCCTACGCCACCACCCTTGATGTTAATTTCTGGAATATAGGCAATCATTGGAATGCTAGAACGCTCTTCCATAAAAGCCAAAAGTGGATCATCGGCATACGGAACTAAACCATAACCACCTTTTGCAAATGGTTGGCGGTCCATTCCGGCTGATACTAAACCGCCCATAGAACTGCCGCCCATAGCAAAATGGCCGCGTTCAGCAGCATTTTCAGTGGCAGCATCATAGTCAACCATCCGCAATCCACCTTCCGTCTTGTGAACGGCTGAAGGATTATGTTTCTCAACTTCCTGAGCAATCAAACCAATATTGGTTTTAGGATCACCTTTATAATTGAACTTATAGATGTTTTGACCATCGTAAGTTTTACCGACAGGTTCAATATTTTCTTTGGTACGCTCATCAGACATACCCAAAAGAGCCGTGCCAAGGCCTAACCATGAATTCATGGAATTTGGACCCGGAGATGTAGTTGAACTCATGCCGCCTTGGCCAGCACCTAAACCAGATGCCATGTTGGCGAGACTTCCCAATGTCTGCCAAGGATATGCTTGACCCTGCGCCCATTGTTGATATTGAGCAGCATCTTTAGCCTGTTGTACAGCATATGGGACAGCACCAGCAGTCATCAGACCTTGCGCTCCTGCCATGCCTTGCTGTTGAACAGAAGTGCCTAAATTGCCATATTGATTGGCCATATTACCTTGCTGTTGCAAGCCAGATAGGTAATTGGTTGCGGCAGCATTGTAGCCAGTATTGGCCATATTGGACATAACATTGCCCAAAGATAAATTTTGCTGGCCCATAAGAGCAGCCTGAGCAATCTTCCCACGGTCACCGCCAAAAGCGCCCTGTTGAACAGTGTTACCTAGCAATTGATTTTGTTGCTGTTGATTAACATTGTTCAATTGTGCGGCAGTAGCCCCCATCGCTTGCTGCATATAAGGGGACATATAACTGGAAACACCTGCCGCATAATTTTGCGGATTATACCCGCTATATACGTCTTGGGTCATTTGACCCGCTTTTTGATAATATGGCTGTGCAGCCTCAGAATACTTTTGCGCCTGATCAACCCCAGCCTGTTGGGTAGCGTTCATTCCGGGAACAAGTTCACCAGAATAGGATTCATAAGGCTTCTGCTGGAGCGACTTTCCCGCGTCCATTATGTACTTGTACATATCTTGGACCATTTGCGGTGGTGCGCTGCTGCTCGTCGTCGTTGCCCCGCCTTTTGAACCCATCGCAAGCCTCTCAGTCTATCTGTTCAGAGTTGGAACCTGTTTTCGCGCCCCATAGGAAAAAAGCACCAGCAGGTTCACCAAAATTCCGTTCATATAATGCTATCTTAGCACTTGTTCGCGTATTTGACAAAATACCAATCATAAGCGGCATTTCCATTGAAGTGGACACCTGTTTGGCAAATTCTATCAGTTTTTGAACCCGTGAATCCTTGGCATGCCGATAGTCAGGATGCACAAAAACACACTTTTCTTCCAAAAATTGCTTGTCCGAATACCAATAACTGGCAACTGTCAGAACAACCAATCCTTCCAATTTGTCTCTCTCGCCAATGACTCCAATGATGCCATTGTGTTGCATCAATTGAGGCCATATAGCCTCTGCAACCTTTGCATCATTAAAATCAAATAACCCATTCTCATTATGAACAATTCTTGCCAAATCCATAATGCCAAAAAGGTCTTCTTTTGTGGCTACACGGACATGACATGGCGTTTCAACGATCTTAATAGGACCACGCGCTTTGCGTTGACCCTTAGAAAGACGAACGCGCTTCTTGACTCCCATCTGAAGCATTTTCAATCCTTAGTCTTTACGGGGTGGAGGTAATTTCTTTAACGTATTAATAAGTTCCTTACGAGCCAGAACCACAAAATCATCAAGGAGGCTATGCCCCCTATCAATGTCACCACCACCCAAAGACCGAACAACGCTGGGAGGAATGACATACTCACCGCCAGCAGCGACGATAGGTGCAAGACTATCTCCATCTGACTGTCCTTTGGCTTCTGGTGTATTAGAATGCTCATGGCATAGGCTATCCCAGACATCAAATCCTGCGTCTGTATTTCCCTCACCAAACATAGACACAATGTCTGCGGGAATGACATAACTACCCGCAGGAACATGCATATTTAAATGGTCTGTACGACCAGCCACTGGGGCATGGATAGGGCCAATATGCGCCCGTGCATCCTGAGCAGATTTATCGGAGACATCATCACTGCGAAGAGGCTTAGGAATGCCGCCAAAAGCATGCTTGGACCGTGCTTGATTGAGCGCAGCCGCTATAGCCTGATCCTGCGGGTGACCTGCGTGGATCATTTCGCTTATATTATGACTGATCGTCTTTTGGGATGTACCGGAAGACAATGGCATATTATAACCCTTGTAATTTGGCTTCAGCAGCCTCAAGACGAACCGTAAGTTCTTGAATTGCCTTAATTAAAGGCGCGATAAATTCATCATAACGCAAACCCTGCTCACTGTCAGGATCATTTTTGTCCGTCAAAACCCACCCTGCAAATTTATCAGGATCAATTAATTCCCGTACTTCTTGCGCTATTAGGCCGTGATGTCGGCGGGTAAATTGAACTCTTGTCTTTGTTTCGCCAGTCTTTTTATCGCCCGTTATGCGATATTCTTCTTTGTTGTAAATGTAAGAAACTGGACGAAGGCTATTTACAAAATTTAATCCAAGATCAGTATTTTGGATATCAGTTTTAGCCCTTGCATCGGAAGTTCCAATAATAGAACCACCTGTTCCTTTTATGGTATTGCTGCCCACATCAATAGCCGCATAGGAATATGTTCCATTTGCCAAACTGATGCCTGTGGTGTGACTTCCCGATTGGTAAAAACCCGTAGTCGTATTGGTTTGATCCAAAATACTATAAGTTTTTGCGCTTAATTGGGTGAACCAAATTCCAACATCCCATCTAGGAAGATTATAATAAGGTGCAGATACTGAGGCGGCAGAGTTGGCCCCATCTATAAAGAAAGCAGATGTCCCTAAATAACCAAGACCTGTGATGGCAATGCCAAAATTGGTAGTTGTTGCAATATTGCTTAATGTTTTATTGCCAGCATAATTGTTTAAGTCACATTCGTATCCATAGGAAAGAATGGTTGATGGAGCGGTAGATTCTAATGTTGTAACTGTATTAAATGCCCACGCATTTCCAGAATTGGAAACAGCATCAATAGCAGCATATAACGCTACTTTATCACCATTATTGTTGGCGACACCGCTTCCGTTATTGCTCGTTAAACCAAAAATTCCTAAAAATTCTCTGTTACTTGAATTTGCCGTTGTTCCTTGGACAACTAAACTTCCATATGTCGCTAAAAGTGAACCAGTAGTTGGGTTCGCTATGGGCGATGTAGAAATGTTTTGAGCAGAAATCCCATCAAGATTTAAACTTGTAAACCGACCAGTTGATGCCGTTGAAGCACCAATTGTCGCATTATTTATAGTTCCACCTGATATAGTTGGTGAAGTTAATGATGCTGACGTTGTTCCGACTAATGCACCAGAACCACTTAAATTTGATGATATAGCAGTTAAAACGCCCGTTCCGGTTGTTGCCCCAGAAACTGTTGATCCCGTTGATGCGTAATATGCTAATTGGCCAGCAGTACCCGAACTTACAGTGCCGCCGCCAGATGTATTAGGGGTCCAAGAAGTGACGCCCGATCCATTTGTTTGAAGAACATAACCATTTGTACCAGCAGTTGTTGGCAGAGTTAATATCCAAGAACCCGCAGCAGCCGCAGTTTTAAGCGTCACAAGACCTGAGGTAGAGCCAGAAAGTAATAAACTTCCCCCTGCTGTTCCAGAAACACCAAGAGTTAACGCGCCAGCCGAAATAGTAGCATTGGCATTTCCTGAAACAGTTGTTCCAGTGGCCGAATAATAAGTTAACTGACCCGCAGTACCGGAGTTAACTACCCCTGCACCACCTAATTTTTGAGCAATGCTATTTAATGCAACGACAGCATTTTTTTGCGTAGTAAGAATATCGTCCAAACTAGCCATTAGAATCGCCCATCTTGTTGATACCTGTAACGAATTGCACCCAATCGCCAAAATGTTCCTGTATCGGTAGATGAAACAGAAATAGACATAAGACGCGCCCGAATACGAACAGAAATATATTCTGTTGCCTGTGTCATAGTATAAGGCCCGTATTGAGTTGGCGTATCACCGGGGTAATTAGTCACATAAAATGTAATTTGAACCGTAGCATTTTGGCTTCCAGAATAAGTTCCCCATTTCATATCAGGCCAAATTTGATCAATAAAAATCAAATTATCTGCCTCATTTAATTGGAAGTAACCTGTCTGAAACGAAGACAACATAGGTTGACCATTGTTGCCATTATAAGCAGCATCATTACCCATTTCATGTTGATATAGATAATTATCAGAGCCAGCACCAATGGGAGAGCCAAGAACAGACTGATCAATCCAAGCAGTGCGGCCAAGAGAACCATAGTCCCATTGTTGAAGGACAGTGTTGTATTTGACATAAGAGTCATTTTCAGTGGATGAGGCTGATGGATAATACCATGTAATCTCATTAAATTGACTGTTTACACCACAAGCAACTTTATTGAGATATGACGTATTGATGTTTTGAAAAATCACATCCCAAATCGGGCATGGAATAGATTGAGGGCCAGAACCCATAGACATAAAGAATTGTTTCTGGCTCATCCAATATATTGCACCATTAAACTGGCCAATACAATGTCTAGACACTGCTCCACAATTTGATCCAATTTTATTGAACCCATATACCAATGGTGCGCCAATATATTGCATGGCCCAAAGGTCTAAGTCAGTCCAAATAAGACCCTGTTGTGGACCTTGAATACCTGCAACAATTTTAGACCCAGTTGGTATGCGATATGAACCAGCCTGATTGGTTACAGTTGCATTCCATACAGTGAAATCTTCAACATCTGACCACCTGACAAGCATAGGATCAGGGGCAAGGGTAAAAGATGACCCATATGCAATAACTTGCCGTTCTGGCATCGCAACAAATATACCGCTGTTAACGACGGGTGCATTGCCGCCAACATATTGGGCTTGCTGTAATTGACCGCTAGGATTCCAATAATAAATTGGACCACCTGCTGGGCAAGCAACTAAATCTTGTCCAAAATTATCTAATGTCCAATCTGTCGCCGTAATTTCAGTTCCAGAACTCTGAGATTGGCTTGTTCCGACACCATAGCCACCTACGCCAAAGCCCCCAACACCAAATCCAGAACTTACTTGTTGAGGGCCATTGGTAATATACCAATTTGTATCAATTTTTCCGTCATTAATTGGAGTTGGCCCAACCGTAATTGAACCTGATGTTGTTGCAGCAAATGTAAATTGTCCTGCTGTTAATGATGGATTAGTTGTAGGAGTATTAATAATTACATAATCGCCAGAAAGCGTAGTATTGCTTGTTGGAACATATGTCGCTGTTCCGCTACCAGTTCCAACACCAGTTGCGGTAAAAACCACACCAACTGTATTGGATGCAGCGCCAATTAATGTGAAGTTAGTTGAACCAACATAAGTTATTATATAACGAGTTCCGATAACAAATGATCCACCTGTGACATTGTTAACTGGAACATATAAAGCCTTACCAGTTCCAGAACCTGCTCCAGTTGCAATGAATGCAGTGCCAATATTGTTATTAGCCGCACCAATAGATGTCCAAGTTGTTGTTCCAACCGTTAAAATTACATAAATTCTACCTGTGGTAAAATATCCGGCATCAAGAGAGCCAATAGTTGTTGGAGTGCTGACATAAACCGTATCATTGGGCGCAAAAGTATTATTAGGCAAAAAGCCAGTAATAATTCCAGAATTAGCCGTTGACGAAAATGTATATGACACACCACCACTTGAAGTCATGGCGGTAGACGATACGGTTTTATCCATATTTACCGTATATGTACCTGCGCCACCAGAGCCGCCAACAAAAGCAATAATTTGAGTCCCCGGAACAACACCAGTTCCAGTAACCGTTTGGTAAAGTGCAATTGTTCCCGTTACCGATGATGCTGTTAACGTGGTTCCTGAAATAGAACCCGTAAAAGTTGCTTGCCCAACTGTTGTAGTTGCGTTCCCACCGGGTACAATCCCGTATTGGCTTCCTGATGCAGTATATAATGCATATGGTCCATTTAATATGAACCCTCCAACGGAAACTGGCGTTGTAAAGTTAACATAATCTAAAGTCGTGGCAGAGATATTTGAATCGTAAAATGTTACGATATTTGAGTTAGTTGTAGAGGACGTAACAAAATTTGGAGTCGTATCCGTATTTGTTAATTGGGGTGTAATGTTTTGAGGAGGCGAACTTCCATTTATTGACACGGATAATGATGATTCAGCGCCAATTGCCAACAAATTGTTGGAATTTAAATCAGACCATCCTTTTAATGCCCGAATTTTTGATGAAATTGCAGCACTAATATAAGTTTGCCAGCCGCCCAATTTTTGAGCAAGACCAAGCAAATTACGTTCTGGCAAAAACCGGATAAGTTGGGATTTTGAATATGCAACTTCATTAAGCGCCAATGTCGTTGTAGTTTCAACGCCGGGTTTTAACTTTATCGTATTATGGGGCATAGGTTACCCCCTTGACGGTGTAGCGGCAGGAGCAGGTGAGTAAGAAGTCCAAGCAGAAGCCTCGTATTTCTTACGGTTTTCTTCAATAAGAGCCGACCGTAAAAGAGCCTGATATTGGCTTTCATAGGTCTGAGCCATTGCAGGATCATCGTTAATTTTACCAAAATTGCGCTGATACGCACTGATGTAAATCATGCTTGCCATGATCATCATGTCAGGCAAATTGCTTGAAATATACGTGTTTTGGTTGGTTGCCGATAACGGAGCCGACCGAACCGTACCCGTTAACCGAACATTGTATGCCGAATCAGGTGTAGGGCCGACCAACATCAATTGGGATGTATAACCAGTGGTGGCCGCATCACCGCCGTATTCAGCATAATACAATGGTAAGCCTGAAGTTCCACCGCTGCCATAGACATTTTGAATATATTCCTTAGTCACCGGAAGAAGCGGAGACGATACGCCAGACCCATTGATCACCTCAAAAGTTTCAGAAGTGACAAACTGAGATTGCGGAATAGTCAGAATGTTATTGCCGGACGTAAAAGAATAAGCCGTTGTGCTGACTTGAGTAGATAAGAAATCCAAATCGCGCTGCATACGCAATTCAGCATATGAGATCATTTGAGGCAAAATAATCTGATAATTAGAGTCAGTGGTCGGAACTACCGCCATAGTCGCAATCTGCTGGACGTATGTGTTGTAGTCCATAAGTCACCTATCCAACCATCTTAAAAGCCATGTCTTCAACTTCGGCAACGCGCCGTGACCAGCCCTTTCCGAAAGTAGCATACGTAGGCAAACTTTGCAAAAAGGCTAATCGGGCTTCACATACTTTCGTTGCAATCTCACGAGGGTTTGCCGCTTCAAGAGCAGCAATTGTGGCTGGTCCAATTTTTCCGTCTGAACTAACACCGATAGCCGACTGAAGGGTTTTCGCCGCCCTACCCGTCCCCGAATTGATGGCAAGATCAAAGACTGCATAATCCACCCCTATTGGGAGGTCATCGCCTTTTATAGCATCCCAATAGCGTTTCTTATACAACGGCATTACATCGGAAGGGGTTAACGCCTTGATGTCATCCTTGGTTACTGGATGGCCAATCCACTCTTCCCAAACTGCCTTAGTGCAACCAAGATTGGTGGCTCCGCCGGGGTCTTTCGGATTATCTACGTATCCGCCCTCATTTTTTAAAATAAGGGCAAAGCACTGCTCCCAATTTTCTTTCACTTCGGGGCATCCTCATGTTTGTGCGCTGCACCAAAGTAATAGGAAAGAACCAACGTCAAAGCAGCGTCAAGCGTTCCAAGGACACGGGCCACTAATTCACGCATTTCAGAGGGAATGGTGCTGTTTAATAAATGCCATTGGATGAATACCCAAGCGCAAATGACCACAACAGCCAAAATGCGGGGCGTCCAATCATGGGTCTGGATAGCCATTTGACGGGCTGAATTACGGTCATCAGCCGCAATTCTTTCCAAATCAATGTCTAAAGATTTCATTTGAACTTTAAAATCAGAATCAATCTTTTTGAGCGCCGCAAGTTGATCGCCCGTTGGATTGGCAAGGGCAGTCATAATATCATCTTGCGTACCGTCTTCATGGCCAAACAATGCGCCAGAAATAGCCTTTACTGCCATTCCAGCCACTGGTCCGCCCAAAGCCGTGGCAATAGTAGGGGCAACTGAACCAATCAATGGTCCAAAAGTTTTAAGAATGTCCATGTTAATCTTTATCCTCTCTATGGCCCTTAGAGGCCAACATAATACCAGACAATGTACCAGTTAGGAACGTGGCAATAGGAGCAATCAATTTGAAAAACTCCCGATCATTGGGGGCTTGGGCATCTACAGGTTGAACAACAAAGATAAGGCTATAAAGGACAGCAAAAACTGTACCTGTAAGTGTGATGCACAGGCTAATTCCGATGATGAATTGGAGCAGGGCATGAAGTCCGTGTTCATCTATTTTGCGCCGTCTATGATGCCGCACGGGTTCTTGTTTAGAGTCTTTATCAAGTCTTCCGCGCATACGCCGCTCGCTTTGCAAAGTGGAGGTTTACACTCATCCAAATCCCAATTGTTAGGGTCTTGGCATTTATAACGGTATCGGTCAGAGCATCCACTTAATAAAAGAATACTAATAGCAATTATAAACCGCATCATTTACCCGTCAACATAAGGGTAATTCCAATACCCGCCATACCAAGAATAAGGAAAAGGACAATGCTGCTAACCATGATTGCGTCTTTACGAGCCTCCTCATGTTCAGCCAATTCCGCAGCAGCCTGACGAGCAGCCTCTTTCCGCATCTCAATCACCTGCCTTTGAATACCTTCCCATGCAGCCCTCCCATATTGGGAAACAAACAAGTTTTTGACATTCTGTTGCATTTCAAGGGCTTTTGCCTTGGCGGCATAAATCTTAACCGCTTCGGCTTCAAATTCAGCCTGTGATTGGAACATTTTTTTCTTGCGAGGGGACGAGGCAATTGTAACAATCTGCCCCACCTTAGCAAAAAGACTGCTGACTTTTTCAGCAGTCTCCATGACATCTTGTCCAGTCTCAACGGCTGATTTAATAGACGAATATAGACCTGTGGCGGCGGCTATTAGCGTAAACGGGTCCATACTCAATCCATATTAGTGTTCAGAATCTGGAATAGGCATTACATTTGCTTGTGCAGCCTGAATTTGTAATTCTGCTTGTGATTTTATTTTTTCCAAAACTGCCAAGCCCATCTCAATTGGTAATTTACCAATACCAGACAAAACCACATTGGCTTCAGCAAGCGACAATTTTAACGTAATTTCAAAGTTTTCCATGTTCTCTTCCCTTAGAACGGAGGTTGTTGAGTTTGAATGACAGGCTGAGATAACTGCGCTATTTGCGTAGCGATCTGAGCCTCTACACCCGACATACTAATGCAGCCGGATACCCATTGATACGCCATTTTCTGCGTAATGTCAGCATATGGAATAAATTCTGCGGGGTTAGGAGAGCCTAAATTAGCAGTCCCAGATGCCGATGACGTGAAATTACCGTCCGTCCCTGTGCAAACCCAATTAATAGCCGTAACCACATTGGTAAGGCCATCATATTGTGGATTCACTATAAATTGCGGGAATGACCATGTATATTGCATTAGGTGTATTCCCAAATGCGAATCATGCCTTGAGTTCCTGACCCACCAGAAAAACCAGACCCACCACCACTTCCACCGCCACCATATCCTGTACCATTGCCGCCAGTATTAGTATTGGCATTTAATCCACCGCCGCCAAACATACTATTCCCACCAACGCCACCAGTTGAATTATAATTGGCATATCCTCCGTTTGATCCTCCGCCATTTAAATCACCATTTGTACCTACGCCACCTGCGCCACCAAATGCCGTATTGCCGGAAGCCGCAGAACCACCAGCACCACCACCAGTAGCAGTTATTGTTGTTCCACTTACAGTAAATGTTGTATTGCCTCCTGCTACTGTTGCAGCCCCTCCGCTACCAATAGCATAAGAATATGACGTTGAAGGAGAAACATTAAAATACTTAGCAACGTATCCGCCCCCGCCGCCGCCAGCATTATTATTATTATTGCTTCCCGCACCACCGCCCCCACCAATTGCTTCAACATAAATGTGATTGCAAGTAGATGGTGTTGTGTAAGATGTTCCTGAAGTTAAAATTTGAGGAGCGCGAATTAATGCGCCGCCCGATGCAGACGAAGCAGATGTCCATGTAGTTCCATTAGATGTTAATACATTGCCACTTGTACCGGGGGCAACAAATTGAACTGCGCTTGTTCCATTCCCAAGAATAACGTTATTGGCGGTCAATGTTGTTGAACCCGTGCCGCCGTTTGAAACTGCTAAAACTGTACCACTAAAACCATCATCTGCTTTTTTTACGTTTGTTCCATCGCAATAAAGAAGAACACTATACCCTTGAGGCGCTGAAACAGTTGTTCCTGCCGCAATATTGCTTCCATTATTAGAACCTATTGTTACGGTATATGCGTTTGTCGTAGCATTAGTAAAAACCCACATACCCGATATGCCTTGCGGCAAGAGAACCGTCTGGTTGGCCGACAAAGCGCCCGTGAGGTTAAATCTCATGCACTGGGACGTAGAACCTGCCGCTGTAGGGCTAGGTGCGGTAATAGGGGTGTAAGTAGACGGCCCCGTGTTGACGGAAACGCCCGTTGTGTTGCCAAACATTTGGTCAAGAATGGTGGCATTATAATTGAGCGGCTGATCCCATGTAGGTGACGTACTGTTATACGCGGGTTCGTTAAGGGCAAGATTGGTTGTCGTAGACATAACTTATCCTCTTTTCCATTCACGGTAAGCCAACATAATTCTAAACATTAGCAACCCAAGTGAACCTATAGTAACAAAAAATGCAGCCCATGCACCAATAACTTCTGCCCACCAAGGCAAAGTCATTGCCCCTACAACAATTGCACTGTCAATTATAAGGTTGTTATTGTCAGTGCTAGTCATGCTATTACCTCAATCCAATTTTTTGTGGCTTCATCCCAATTATAAGATTTTGCATCGGTTGGCCGTGGAACTGGCGGCTCCCATAACCAAGTTGCTTGGTTTAGCGACCAAGACAAAAATGGTTGCGCCTCATAAAATACATCGTTTTCCGAATCATAAACATAACCAATACCCGCATAATTACCACGCAAAGGACGGCCTTCTGGATGCTGATTACCACGAGTATTATAAGATGTTTGGACCCATTGACCCTCCAATGTGTCAATAAAATCCTGCTCCGCAACAATAACTTGCGTGACAATACCGTTTTCTATTTGGGCAAAATGACTCATGCTACATACGTCCCTGAGCCAGTAAATTTAATAATTGTATTACCGCCGGATGTCGTAACGGTTGGAGAGCCTGTTACTGAACCTGTATAGCGCGATGTTGGAACAGAAATAATTACAACACCAGAACCACCCGCACCACCCGCACCAGCGCCAACACCTGTGGTATATCCACCTGCGCCACCACCTCCGCCAAGATTTGTTGTTCCAGCGCCACCTGTTCCAGTACCACTTGTTCCAGTTCCGCCACCACCTGAACCACCAGAACCGGGTGTTGATCCATTCCAAATACCACCACCACCGCCGCCAGCATACGTGATTGCAGAGCCAGTGATAGAATTTGATGTTCCCGCACCGCCTGAACCTGCGACTGATGACGTTCCTGTACCGCCTACAGCACTTGCACCGCCACCGCCACCAGCACCATAGTTAGCGTTTACGTTGTTCGCGCCACCTGCGTTACCTTGACCTGATGTTCCTGCGCCGCCGGAACTTGCTGTACTACTGGAGCCAGCGCCGCCACCTGATCCGCCAGAATATCCACTTTGATATGGCGCACCGTTACTACCGCCGCCACCACCACCTATAGCGGTTGTTACACCTGTAAAAGAAGAGTTTCCTCCGTTTCCACCGGGATTAACCGTACCTGATGTTGCACCCGCGCCAGCGCCGCCGACTGTTGCGGTATAAGTTGTTCCGGGAGTGAAAGTCAGCGATCCTGTTAAATATCCACCTGCGCCGCCGCCGCCGCCAACGCTACCGCCGCCGCCACCACCAGCAACGACAAGGTAAGTAGATGTATAATTGGTGGCAGTTCCGGTCGTGCCGTAAAAATCCGACATATTGATTGCGCCGGATGAAAATGTACCTTTAGTTCCATTTGATAAATAATACGTCTGCCCACGGTATGAATTGAGATTATACGACGCAATGCCGGGAAAGGCAGCGTATATGTCGCTCATAGCAATTGCGCCGGAAGAAGGGCAAAATGGCATTAAATTTTGCTCCGTAGATCAGCAACTTCAGCACGTAGTTCTTTAATGGCTTCAATTAACAAAGGAACAATACGTTCATAATGAATTGTTAAGTATTGATTATCAATTGGCGCTGGTGCAACAATTTCCGGCAATACTGCTTGAACATCTTGTGCAGATACACCAACTTCGCGCTTTGCTTCATAACCAAGTTTCTGTGCTGTTTCATTGGCTTCGTAATAGAAACCATTTAACGCAGATACTTTGTCCAAAGCATTTTCAATGCTGCCAAGACGTGTTTTAAGACGGTCGTCAGAGAAATATGCGGTAATATTGCCTGTGGCAGTGATAGCGCCTGTTACGGCCAATCCTGCGCTAGTTATACTAGAAATTACTGACCCGCTAACATTCAAGGCAACACTTGTTACGCCGTTTAAATTAGTGCCAGACCCATTGTGAGCCAAAGTGTAATTGGTCGTGCTAGGCGTAATGTTAGTAGAATATATTGCGGCATAACTACCGCCAGTATAAGCCTGAAGGGTTTGGCCTGTTGTGCCTGATCCAAGTGTTAAACTTGCAAATGTAGGCGTGGAACTTGTGGCAACTGCCTGACCAATATTAAAGGTTACAGCACCCGTAGAACCGGAAACACTAACGCCAGTTCCCGCCACAGCGGATGTAACACCGCTATTGGTTATGGTTACTGCACCCGTTGCACCAGAAACTGAAATACCAGTTCCTGCAACAGCAGATGTAACGCCTGTATTGTTGATCGTAATTGATCCAGAAGCATTGGTAACGCCAATAGCAGTACCCGGATTAAGCGTTGCGGATGTATAGTTGGTTCCGTTACCAATAAGCAAAGCACCGTTTGCTGGAGTAGTTGTAATACCAGTGCCGCCACCCGCTGGGCCTAAAGTACCCCATGAAGGTGCAGCAGATGCCCCTCCAGAAATAAATGCCTGTCCAGATGTGCCGTAAGAAACTGATGCGGTTGGTCCAATACCAAATTGACCTGCTGTTCCAATAACAAATCGCCCAAGGCCATTGTTATAAAATGCTAATGGTAAATATGTACCTGTGCCATTAACACCAGATACCAACTGAACATCTGTAGAACCGTTAGTTGCAATCAAAATTTTGGATGCGTTGGTAGGATCAGCGGCATTGGTTGCTTGCCAAGAAGCAGCCGTGGATGTGCCATTAGGCAGAGCATAAATGCCCGTTGTGCCGTTGGTCGTGCTTGTTTGGAAAGCCAAACGGTTCGTGATCGTGGCGTTGGTAAAGTCGCCAAGGATACGCGCACCAGTGCCAGTAAATGTTTCGTTGCCGCTATTGCTGACGCTACCAGTCGTTAAGGCCGTAACCGTAGGCGATGTGGACCATGCAGGGGCAACACCAACGCCGCCCGACACAAGAACGGAACCCGTAGCAACGTCAGCCAGTCTGGACAGCGTTGTGGAGGCAGAGGCGTACAGAAGATCGCCCACTGTGTAGGACATAATGTTCGTGCCGCCAGAGGCCACAGGAACCAAGCCGCCAAGCGTTGCAAGCGTTACCGTTGTCCACGATGGAGCGGCAGATGCGCCACCAGACGTTAAGAACTGACCGGACGTGCCGTATGTAGCGCCACCAATGCCTAACTGACCCGCAGGTCCAAAACGGAAGGCTTCAGTTGCAGAGTTTCCGCCTGTAGCAGTCGTGAAAATAGACGCATATGTACCCTGCGCCGTATCCGTGAAGTTTTCAGCCGCAGTAACAGCAAAATACCCTGTAGATGCTGTAGCAAATCCAGTCGCGCCATAACCACGGGCAGTAAACTGCGCTAAGAAGTCGCCTGATTGCGATGCCGTTGGAGAAGCCGCCGTACCACGGGCTGATCGTGCCGTATATGCGCCATAAGCACCCGTACCATAAGCATCTTGCGTAATACGGGTGTTTGCGGCGTTTGCGCCAACAATATACAAATCAGTACCAGCAGGAAGCGAACCTGTTGGCGTGGTCGTTTGCGTATTGGAAACAACAGTCAACTGCGTCTGTGGTGTGGCGGTGTTAATGCCCAAGCGGTTATTGGTGTTATCCCAGAAGAACTTGGCATTGTTTTGGCTGTAAACACCGGATGCACCCGCAAATACGACAGAGCCAGTGGTAAATGCCGTTAAAGTACCCGTGCCGCCGTAGCCAACACCAATGGTTGAACCGTTCCAAACACCCGCAGTAATTGCACCGCTTGTGCCAATCGTCATGGCATCCGTTGCGCCGTTGTTTACCACAAAATGGATGGCATTATTTGTCGTTGTACCGATAGCAAGGTCAGCGGATGTCGCATCAAGATAAACAGTATTAGGCGCGTTAAATGCACCCGATCCTGCAAATGTTGAAGAATTCATACCCAATTCGCCAAAATACGTTGATGACGTACCAAGGTTGTTGGAAACAATGAAGTTTGTAGATGCCGCGTTGCCAGAGTTGGTGTTTTGAAGCACCATTTCGTTGTAGGTGTTTACGCTATTGGTAAACGATGCAAAAATATTTGTGTCGCTATAGCCAAGCGTACCGTAACTATAAGCACCCGCAGACAATGCGCTGGCAAGCGAACCATTGGCCGTCACATAGGTAAACGCACCCGTGGAAGGCGTTGTTGCGCCTACTGTGCCATTAATGCCGCTGACCCAAGATGGAGTCGTGCCGTTGGATGTTAGGATTTGTGTATTCGTACCAATTCCCAAACGGGTTGCACTATTCGTGCCGTTTCCAATAATTAAGTCGCCAGTTGTGGTAATTGGCGAAAGCGCATTAAATGCAGCGGATGCAGTTGTCTGGCCCGTGCCGCCAAACGAAATGCCAACGGTGCTAAGGCCGATGGTATTGCCCGTCTTGGTAATTGGAGCAGATACAGCAATATTGCCAGCAGAAGATGTCTGAACCCACACAAGAGCGGTAGAGCCAACTGTAATTGTGCCAGTTGTATTCATAACCCATGAGGTTGAACCCCATGTTGTACCACCAGAAACGAATGCAGCAGCACCCGTTTCAATGAAATTAGGCCCAGTTCCAACCGTATTAAAGTCCGTAGAACGGGTCAAAACCCAGTTTGTGGAGCCGGAACCTTGGTTGGTGACAACATAAATACCGTTTTGCAGACCGCTTGATTGGTTTTTAACCAGAACACGGGTTGCATTGGAAACGTCTGTGGCGGTGAAAGTATAGCCGTCAATTGTTAACGCCGCCTGTGTGCCAGCATTGGTAATTGTAGCGCCAACGCCAGACGTGCCGTTATCGTATGTTACCGTGCCAAGGTCAGCGGTAGTCGCATAGCCTACGGCGGTATGATATGTCGTGTTGCTAACTGAAGCAACCTGACCATCAACGTACTGCTTAGTGGACAATTGCAATGCAGAAGTTGGGTCTTGCGTAACCGTAACCGTTGTCAAACCGGACAACGTAGCCGCTGTAGCACCTAGTGATATAGATGTCGTTCCAAGCGTAATAGATGAATTGGTTAGCCCAGCATTAGGGATAGTAGCCGATGCCGTAACTGCGCCCGTGCCATTACCAAACAAGTAGCCACTGAGCGTAGAAGCGCCCGTACCACCATTGGCAACAGGAAGAATGCCAGTGACGCCCGTTGTAAGCGGTAAACCTGTAGCATTGGTTAAAATAGCGGCAGTTGGTGTTCCAAGTGCTGGAGTTGCAAGCGTTGGCGAATTTGACAACACCACGGAACCAGTACCCGTGGATGTCGTTGTTCCCGTGCCGCCAGATGCTACAGGCAATGTGCCAGTGGTAAGCACAGACGTGGATGTCGCATATAAAGCGCCGCCAGAAGTGAACGACGTAAGGCCCGTACCACCATTGGCCGTACCAAGCGTACCCGTCACATGAGTAGAAAGACCAATTTTACCCCAAGACGGAGCAACACCGACCCCTCCAGAAATAAGAGCATTGCCAGTAGCCACGTCATTAAGACGGGCCAAGGTGGAAGATGACGAAGCATAAAGAATGTCACCCGTTGTATACGATCCATAGCCCGTACCGCCTTCTGTTTCAGCAAGAGGCGTAGTTAGACCAGTTAGGCTGGTAATGTCGCTGTTTGCACCAGAAGCCGCCGCGCCAAGATTGGTACGCGCACCCGATGCCGATGTAGCGCCAGTGCCGCCATAAAGCACGGCAATTGGCGTTCCTTGCCATGTGCCGGAAGAAATTGTGCCAATAGATACCGTACCAGTGGCAGTAAGATTGGTAAATGTACCTGATGCTGGTGTGGTAGCACCAATCGTAGTTTGGTTGATTGTTCCGCCTGTAATAGCAACAGCATTGGCATTTTGCGTTGACATTGTTCCAAGACCAGTAACTTGGCTCGCTGGAATCAAAATACTAATGCGGGAAGCAGATGTTATCTGTCCTTGTGAATTGATTGCTATTTGAGGAACAACAGTCGCTGTTCCGTAAGTGCCAGAAACAACGCCTGTATCAGCAATTGCTATTGTTCCAGTGGTCGTAATTGTACCACCAGAAAGACCTGTTCCGGCTGTAATTGAAGAAACAGTACCAGCACCAATAATATTTCTAACTTGAGAAGCCGTTAAATCTTGGGGAGCATGGTCATTTCCATACGCATTACCTTTAATTGTATTGGCTGGCATATTAGCCAAATACGAATTATCCACGCCACTGGTCGCCAAACCAATAGAACCAGTCGTGGTAATTGGTCCACCAGTAATAGGTGAATTGGTCGTAATAGACGTTACCGTACCCGCCGCCGTATTTAAACTAGCAATAGCGCCAGTGGTCGTGCGTACTGAAGTTCCGCTTTGGACAACTTCAACTTGCTCTGAACCTGAAAGGCTCGTTGCTGACGGGAGATTTGGGATCGTCGTATTAGCCATGTCAAATACCCGTTTGAGGAATCTGTGTGTAACCTAGAGGCAAACCTACTATAGCAGTGATAACACGAGTTGTCGCGGTCTGAAAACTCTGTGCCGCCAAAGGCGCAGCAATTTGATAGGTAAATTGAGTCTGTGAACCACTAACTGTTACGCTATAAAACCCTGAAACCCTCGCATTAGTTACACCTTCCACCGCCACTTGACTATTTGTGGAAAGCCCATGAGGCGCTGAACAGGTAACCGTAATAGTGGTTGTGCCGGAAGAACTAATAGAAAGCACTGGCAAAACAGTGCCATACGTCACGCCTTCTTGAAGCGGCATAACGGCATTAGCATCCAAACCAACTGGTGGGCCAATTGGCTGCGTGGTCATGGTCTGACCATTTTGAGTTTGCAACGTAGGCGCTAGCCCCGGAATCGCAAGGCCCGTTGTTGGATCAATTGTTGGAGCCTGAGATACAACGCGGACATTTGTTTCATCATACTCATATGGCTCAGTCCTTGGGTTCATTACAGGCATAGGATCAGCCGGAACAATAATTGCCCTCAACTGATTCTGTGGCGTGTCATAGCAACGATCGCACACAAGCATACGCTTATTGATCAGGCTTGCTCCAGCCCAATCCATTTGCCATTTTAACTTGTGATGATTGTACCACATCGCACAACGGTCACAGACCGCATACGCACGAGGGTTTCGGCTACTGGTACTTGCGCGGCCAGATAATGACGAAAATCCCACTATTCGGCCTCCCCGTCATTAACGCCAATAACCACTGATCTGCGGACTAATATACATGGAAACATATTCCGTGTCTTGTTGCGCCGCAATATTATATGATTCTTCAGCCAATGGTTTTAATTGCTGAACCAAAGCAGGTTGCCAAACCATAGCAAGACGTGATGCCAAACCCATAGCAAACGCCTCAAGCCAACGGTAAGGAATGTCAATTGTTTGGCCATTGGTGTAATTACTGTCTTGAACCTGTGTAACCCGATAATAGGACAACGTAGATGGGCCATTTGATGTATTTGGAACAGGCCAAATTGTAACTGTCGGGCTTATCAAACGATCAAACCAGTAAGTCGTTGGGAAACCTTGCTGCGCTTTATTAGGATAAGATGCATATTCCGTGCGGCTGACTGGGAGGATGATTCGGTCAATGTTTTGCCCACCAGTATTGGTAGTGACGTAGGCATCAAGGATCATAACCGTATCGCTTGGGACCGAATAAGTAGACGTTCCAGTGACCAAATTGACCGTAACAAGGTCAACCTTCCACAGATTAACGCCCCTATTTGCCCAACTGGATAACATAAGATTGGCAGCAGTACGCGCAGAAGACATATGCTCCTGCGCTAAAGCCGTATTTCTTACGCCGCAAAGGTTGAACGCATATAAAGTGAGTTCACCAAGCGAAGGATTATATGCAGTAGTTCCGCTTGTGGTCATATGACCCTCACTAATTAAGCCGCGTCGTTCTTGATAAGATAACCGCCAGCAAAAAGAGATGCCGTGAATGGCGAACCAGTATTTGCTTTAATTTG